TTTGATCCAAGACCCTAGCATTTCCCTCACTAATTCGAACGAGGTGGTCTACGTCTGCCCCTGCCCAGCGGAAAATGGCCTGATCATCATCTCCGGCAATGTAGACCCTGCTAGAGCAGCTTGCCAAGCTAGAAACTAATTTCCATTGCAAAGGACTAAGGTCTTGAGCTTCGTCGACAAACATAACGTCTAGCTTTGGCGCAAGCTCCTTAGTTACACAGTCGCCGATCATATCGGTAAAGTCTAATAGTCCTCGCGCTTCTTTAAATTGTATTAGACCTTTTTGATATCGCTCTAGCGCATACCAATCTATATCTTCGTCATAATGCTGGTGCCACTGTTCGCGTAAGGTTACGCACCGTAGCCTAGAAAGCCCTTCTACAAAACGAAGCCTGTCGTCCTTAGAAAACAAGGATACAGAACCCTCTTCTAAGTTTAGATCACCCGTCAGCCTCATCCCCATAATATCATTGAACTCGCGAAACTTAGTCGAGTTCATTACACCGTGGCGCGATAGACCAAGCATCTTATAACAAAGGGAATGAAGTGTTCTAAAGTGCGGTAGCTCATTCTCGGTTAGGCCAAACCGTTGCATTGTTCTTTCGCGTCCTTCTCTTGAAGCCTTCTTAGTAAACGCAAAATAACCTATGCGGTCAGGAGACGTACCGCGCTCCATTTCCATCTCGATCATGTTGAGGATAGTGGTTGTTTTTCCAGTCCCCGGAGGTCCAAGGATAATCGACCATGATTTAGGGTCGCTACTCATTAGAACGGCTCCTCTTGCATATTGGGTAGGTCATAGCCGCCGCTTTGCATCGCGTACTCGGGGATAAACCAAACTGTAACCCCTTTGCCTTTGATATGGAAGAAATGATCTCCGCCACCCATCTCGCGTATTCTAGCCGCGATGTGGTTACGCCCATACTCTCTGAACTGTTGGCGAGTAAAATAGTCTAATAAATCTTTCAAGCGGAAGAAAGTTTTACCGTCTTCTGACCACGGTTTACCCAACAAGATTTCATCTTTATTTTGAGCTTGCGCACGTTCTGTACAAAACGCTTCAAGTAGCTCTTGGAACTGACCTTGTATAGAAACATCGTGCGGTACTTCAATTATAGATACCGAATCAAGTAACTGCTGAATAATATTTCGCCAGTTGTTTTGTCGCTGTGTAGGCGGCATAAAATTTAAAGCATCCATACAGCGTCTTTGAAACTTAGTTTGGTTTTGTAGTTCTTCTGTAGTTAACTCTATTCGATGACCCTCTACATCAAGGAACCAGATCGGAGGTGTTGAGTCCTGCTTTTGAAGATTACCAAACTGAGGCAACCCGCCAGATGAACCAACACCGTGTTCGCATGTACGACAAACAGCCGCATTACAATACGATGCGATCGGCTGGTCATTACACTTATACATATAGTCTTTATTGTTTAGCGCCTTGGCTACAGTCAAAACCTCGCTAGCACCTAGCGGTGGTTTAAGATACTTGAAATTAAATTCTTCTAGCTTGCGTTCCCAATCGTCTTGGAACTTCTTACGCAAGAATACACCAATGCTAAACAGGCCGTTGTTCCTTGTTCCTTCGGGAAAGCCAACAGAACAAAGAACCTTGAGACAAGGTGGAGCGCCCTCTAAATCTTGATCGGTTTCAGCGCTTGTTATATTTTTAGGGGTTAAGTTTTCAAGCTCACGTTTTGTTATCTTTTTAGCTTCAGCGTAATCTAAGAAAGCACTAAGGTCCAAGATTCCTTCGCCGTTATCGTTATGGCAATAACGTGTAGAAGTTTCGCCGCCGAAGTACGGCATATTTAATATGTTACCCCTGTCACCTTTTTCTAACAGTAGCTTTGTTTGTTTTGGAAATATTTCAGCAGTTGCATAACCAAGGGCGGAAGCAACTTCTTTTAATTTACTCTGCATTGTTGCTGCAGGGACAGGCTCAGATACAAAACAATAAACATGCGCACCGCCTGATTTAGACCGCGCTATTACAAAAGGAAGTTCGTTTCTTTTTACTAATCGCTCAACAAGGTCAGAATGGTTAAGAGGATATTGATCAATATCAATAGCACCCCAAACGCAAGAATTATCTTCTCTAATGGGTACAATTCCCACGGATTCGCTACCCGATAGGTGATTAGACCAGAGCTCAATAAGACGCTCGTCACTAATATCTTCACTAACAACTCGGTATTGTCCACGTTGTTTTCCCGGACCGTTATCTTCATTAGGGCGATAACTACCATACGCTAACCTTAGTCCAGCGAATAGACCAGCAAATCTTTCTATGTTATTCATTTCTATCTCCAGACAAGTAAAGTTAGGGTGACGCCGAAACGCCACCCTATTTGATTAGAACGGCACTTCGTCGTTTAAATCTGTTTTACTTGAGGAGTTTTGATCCGCATCGGGGTCTTCTTGAACCTTCACGTTACCGCCTTTAATATTTTGCAGGAAGCGTTTGCCTTCTTGCATAATAACAGGGTTTTGTGTGGGACCTTCTAGCCCGATAGACCAACCATACCAAGAACCACGGTCGTTTTGCTCGGCGTTAGATTTCAACCGATACTTAAACATAAACATCGGGGCGTTAACCATTTCCCCAGCAGAGTTTTGTACCTTCCGCTGAGTCATTTGACTAATCCACTTCTTAGCTTTCGGAAGCTGTGTAGAAGTCATACTGATCAAGGCTTGAGACCATTCGCTTTCGTCTTCGTTACAAACCATAACGTAGAAGTAAGCAGTTTCTGCAATGTAATTACCATTACTTAAAACCTGCTGGCCTCTATCGTTCTTCGTGGTTTTTGCCAAAATTTCGCGGCTATCGTGGCTTTCTACAATACCACCACCGCTTTCGCGTGGTGTCCACTCAACGTACTTCTTTTGATAAAAGCACGGAATGACAACGATACCTTCGTCGCCATCAAAAGTCTCACCAGTAACGCTGTTGTAGATTTCGCCCTGCTGAGCGCCTTCAACATATTTACTTTTTTGCTTATTAAGCTGTGGGCTTAGAGCCTGTAGCAACATAAGATATGGTATCGCCATATCATCTGAAGATACATTTTCAAGACCTGTTCCTGCCGACAACAAATCATCGTCAATAACAGTTACAGCCGAGGCCTGTTGCTGTTTTACAGCTACTTCTTTAGATGCCATTCTTAATTCTCCTATTTGGCAATGGTGGCTTTGGAGCCGGAATAAAGATTGAACAAGTCAACAGGTAAGTCCTTACCCTGTTCAATCTGTTCTCTTGCAAACCCTTTTAAGGTCATGTGGTGTACAGCTTCTTTGGTTTCAGCCGCGATACCATGTTCTAAAAGTGCTAACCGCGCTTTTTCAAACTTATCGTCACCTCTGCCAAATTTCGCTATAACCTCGCGCTTAATTAGATCACCATGACCGTTTTCTACTAGCCAAGCATGAGCTTTATCAGCTTTAGCTTTGGTGATGCTTGCGTTTACAAAAGGTTCGGTTTTGACTCTCGAGCCATCGGCTAGTTTAACTTCAGATATACCAGCCTCTGCCATTGCGTCAGGAAGATCGTGTTCTTGTACAACCCGAAGTTCTTCCTTTGCAGCTTTCATCTGTTCCTCTAGGTCAGCGACCTGTTGTTGCAGACTTAGCTGTTTATTAGCAAGATCAGCTATTCGACGAATTTCGTCGTCGGATGCCTCGACAGAAAGAGTATTTATCGCCTCGCTCCCGAGGATATCGTCGAGTAAATCACTCATCTATTTCTCCGTAATTACTGAGATTGATTCTTACAGGATAGTAAACCCCCTCTCTTTTATCCCACTTTAGAAGATTAAGTTCACCGAGCTTTTCAGCTACGATAGCGGACGCGGCACCAATAGCCGCTGGATCACCAGACAATAACAAGAAGTCATCCTTAGTGATACCTCTTAGCCCCTCACGCAATCTTTGTACGACAGGCGCAGAGCTGAAAATAATTTGTTTCCGAGGCGGCAGTAACACTTTTATCTTGCCAAAGTCTTTTGCAGGGACAAGATTCCAATACCCAAAATCTTGGATAAGATACACAGTTGCCATTCTTCTTTCTTCTCCTTATTTTTAACTTATATATTTCTGGGCAGTTTTTAAAGCGGTTTCTTATGTAAAAGCTAATCATAATGTCATAATGTCATAATTTAGTTACTAAGCCGTTGTTTTAACTTCGTAACCATACTATGATATATGCTATGAGATTATGAGATAGATAAGCCGTCGCGAGGGATTTCGTCGTTCTGGGAAAAGTTTTCCCTCAGATATAGTATATACGCGTCTATATAGCCATTGATCTTTTCAGCCATTTCGGGGTGTAAATCTTTTACATCCTCGTCTAACTTCTTAGCGGCGTTTTCAAATACATCGTATAAGAGCCAGTTACCCATATATATTTGTTCAAGGCAGTAGAATATAAGCTCAACCCTGTCTGCAACTTTAATAGCAAACTCGTCATAAGCGGAAGCCACAGTATCAGGCCAGCCCATCTTCTTTAAAAACTCCGACTCCATCCATTCTAATGTGCTTTCTAGTTCTGGGTTAGCCCACTTTACATTCGCGGGTACATCCCCTGTACAGACTTCTGCTACGTCATGTCTTAGGGCGAATACAAGAGTTTCTTTTGAAACCTCCGGAAATAAATCAAGAAGGATCATAGCTACGCCCCATGTGTGTGCGGCAACACTTTGCTCTTCGCCGTTCATAGGGCGAATATGCAACCGCCGGATGCGACCAGCCATACGGGTATTATAGATTTTCTCTTTTAAATCATACATGTCGATGTCTTTCTACTTTCTAAGTATTTACGCGCTAGAGTTAATATAGTAAATTACCGCGTAGAAAGGTAGGTATATTTTTATGGGTTTCGTATTTAAAACTAAACCCTATGACCATCAGCTAAAAGCCCTCCAAGAGTCTTGGAAAAAGGAGGAGTTTGCGCTGTTAATGGACATGGGTACTGGTAAGTCTAAAGTCCTTATTGATACTATCGCGGCTTTATACGATGCGGGGAAGATTGATTCGGCTCTTATCTTAGCTCCGAAGGGCGTATACAAAAACTGGGTAGGGAAAGAACTACCCACACATATGCCGGAGCATATAGAAGCCAAGACTGCGTATTGGGCGTCCCCATTGTCTAAGGCACATAAAGATGCTATACGCGAAATTTGGAAGCCTAACTTCGACCTGCATATTTTTGTTATGAACATAGAGGCTTTTTCAAGCGGTAAGGCTGAAGATGTTGCGGCAGGGTTTATACGAATGCACGGCGGGAAAACGCTTGTAGCTATTGACGAATCTACCGTTATTAAAAACCACAAAGCAAAAAGAACCAAGGCCGCTGTACGAGTTGCTAAATTAGCTAGGTACAAGCGAATACTGACTGGCTCACCGATTACTAAGTCACCCTTGGACCTTTATTCTCAGTTCTTGTTTCTTGGCGAAGAATTACTAGGCTTCAGATCTTATTACTCATTTTGTAGCCGTTACGCTGATATGATAAAACGAAACGGCGGAGCGCATCAGTACAATCAAATCCTAGGTTTCAGAAACTTGGATGAATTAACTAAATCTATACAGCCTTTTTCGTACCGCGTAACTAAGGAAGAATGTCTTGATCTTCCTGAAAAGAATTATATCATGCGGTCTATAGAATTAACGCCGGAGCAAAAGACGGTCTACAACCAGCTCAAGAGTAGCGCGGTTGCTTTGCTAGATGATATGGAAATGGTATCGGCTAATGCAGTTATTACACAGCTTCTTAGACTGCACCAAGTAAGTTGCGGCTTCGTAAATACAGACGAAGGAAACACTGTTGAAATAAAGAACAATAGACTCTCTGAGCTTATGTCTATATTAGAAGAAGTAAGCGGCAAGGCGATTATCTGGGCTAACTACCGACACGATATTATGGCTATAGAAGAAAACATAGCAAAGGTCTATGGTCCAAGTTCCGTGGCTTCTTACTTCGGAGATACGGACGGGGAAAAGCGGCAAGAGATAGTAAACGATTTCCAGACTAAAGATGAGTTACGGTTTTTTGTTGGTCAGCCAAGAACAGGTGGTTATGGCCTTACATTAACTGCCGCTTCAACTGTAGTTTATTATAGTAATAATTATGATCTTGAGGTAAGGTTGCAATCCGAGGATAGAGCGCACCGTATTGGTCAAACTTCCTCTGTGACCTATATAGACTTAGTCGCAGAAAAAACGGTGGACGAAAAGATAGTAGGCGCACTTCGCAAGAAGATAAACATAGCGACAGAAGTCTTAGGAGAAGATTGGAAAAAATGGCTGATTTAATCGAAGAATTTAAAACGATACGAAAGACTTCTGGTTTAAGTCAAAAAGAAGTTACGGACGGTACAGGTGTTAGCCTGATAACAGTATACACTTGGGAGTCTAAACAAAGACAACCAACGCTGGCTAACTTCAATAAAGTCCTAAATAAGATGGGTTATGAAGTTTCTATTCAACCGCTCGCATCCGCTGAACAAGACGCTCAGCACGGTTAGTTACTTGACGATACCAACGTGAGTCGACCATCTCATCTGCGGCTTTTTGCCAGTCTTCATTATCTACCGCATCCCTAAAGTTTTCAAATTTAGAAAGCCTAGGGTAGCCAAGATTGAAGCACATGTTAGCGCAGATTAGCTGAACTTCTTCTGGGCAAGTATCAAAATATTCGAACAAGTCATCGCAATCTTCTAAGACCATTTCTATATCTTCTTCGAAAATTTTCTTTACTCGTTCCTCAGATATTGGAGTGCCAACTGGCTCTCCGAACTCTTCATCTTGTTTAGTAATAAGATGTCCAATACCGAAAGTTGGGTAGCCTAAGTGGTCTAAATAGATTTCATACTTACAGCCTTCGTCAGCTTCTAAGTCTTTTCTTAACTGATCTATATTCATTTTGACACCTTCTTATATTTCTCAAACGTCCGCATACCCCCTAAACCGAGCATGCCTAACAAAATTGTCATAAGGCTATCCATGTCAAAAGCTGGGTACTCAACAGGTGGAATACCCATATACGCTGTAATAACGTCTGCTGTTGGGAAAATTAAGAAGTGAGCCAATAGAGCTACGCCACACGTCCAGCCGATAAATGGACGCCAACCAGCTACAAAAATACTACGGCTTTGGGCTTCTGCTTTATTGATTTCTAATTGACCTTTTGCAAGCTCTTGAGCATGGCGCTCGGCCATTGTAGCTATTTCATGAGCAAGCTGGTTCTTCTTATCTTTATCTTCAACAAACTTACCAATAAGCTCAGTAGCGGGTCCAATAAGTGCTTGTATCATTGCGTCAACTTTCCTTTTGGCATCGGCCTACAGCGCCAAGATTTTGCCTTATGTGTCTTCATATATTTATGCACATCTTCGGCCATTTTAAAAGCACGAACTTGACATTTTTCTTGAGTAGGATACCAGCTTTGGTCCTCTAGCTCAACACATAAAGATGGGTTGGCGAGGTAACAGGCCATAACGATAGCTTGCCAAGTCATGATTCTTTTTTAGGCGAGGCTTTATGTTCGTGACCCATCCAGATACCGAAGACGCCAGTCATAACGCCCATAACGACAGATACAAACGCGCTTTGGGAAGCGGTTGGCTCTGGTAAGGCCATAAACCATTCGGCGCACCGCCAGCTCATTGCTGTAGAAACTAGCATCATAAACCTTGGGAGGATTTTCCATTCTAAAAACTTATCTACAGTCATGATGGTTCCGCCTGAACAGACATTGCTAGGAAGATAAATAACCCGACAGATATAGCAACAACAGTACCAATGACCCCCGCCAGCTTTAAAGCGTCTAACATTTCTTGACGCTCTTCCATGGCTTGTTTTCTAGCTCTAGCGGCGGCTTCTTTTGCTTCTTGTATGCGTTTAGCTCGCTCGTCTAAGATACCTTGCCACGTTCCCGGACCAAATCGCAGATCAACAAGAGTCCTTATTTCTTGCATTTTTTCAGCGGCTAGTTTAGAGTCAATAACTTCTTTTGCTACGCTGTTAACACCAAACTGATCGCCAAGACTTACTGACCCTGCTTTCTTATTTCGAAGCTGTTGTACTTCTTTTTCGCCTCGGAATAGATCGTCTATCTGGCTAGCAATATCACCAATATCTTTAGCAGTATTGATATTATCTTTTATGAACTTTACTGATTGCTGAACAAGAGCGATACCAGTGAGGACTTCAGCTACGACCATTTTACCGTGCCTCTAGTTCGTCAAGAATAGCCTGTGCTTGGGAAGGTTTATAAACATCTAGTTCAGAATTAGAGGGGTAGTCATACCGACCAAGGAATATACGACCAAGCTCACGATCGACTTCCTTAACTATTGGTCCACGTCTAGCTGACTTAGCCATCTCTGCTAGTTTGCGAGGATCAGAAAGGCCAAGGGTCATGGCGTCTTCGCTAACGCGACCGCGTATTTTGTTAAAGGCAGTAATAACACGACCGGGACGAGTAAACACACCGACATAAGAACGGACGGCCTGTGTTAAGAAATTATTTTCTCTACGAGCGCCCCGTGTAGGTACTTCTGTAAGTGCCGCTTCTACAGCATCAACAACGACCCGTAAGTTATTTACATAATCTTGACCAAACAGTTTACCTAGTTTGTCCTTGTTACCGTCAATATATTGGCGCATTTGGTCAGGGTCAATAACCTCACGACCGTTTATAGTTTTTGTACGACCAGCCGCTGGGTCAAACATATCTTTATAAACGAAAGCCTTGAAAGTATCTTTAAGACCTTCATCTTTATTTAAAGAAAGCAAGACTTCATCAAATCTTGAAATACGGCCCTTCTTCCATGTTTCTTCAAAGATACGCTCTGGCTCTAGGATTTTACCGCCACCAAGCTCAAGTTTATTATTTATTTCTCGTAAAGCTGCAGTCCGACGAGCGTTAGCTTCAATTACTCTGTCAGCTAGCTGTGTAGCAGAACCAAGAGCGTTTCTTTCTGCAGAGCTAAGATACGATTCCATAACCGCGCCATATTCGTCAAGGAACTTATTATGTGCGGCTACATCAATTTTAGTAATAGACCCCGTCTTAGGATCACGCTTTACAACAGTATCTAGCCATTTTTTGCGTATGGTTTGTCCAACCGTAGCAAATAAATCTGCGTTTTCTGGTAGCTTTAGTTCGTCCGCAATGTCAAGGGCGGCGGTGCGGCCTAACCGATCTTTTTGAAAGACCATATTA